ATCCATTAGCAAGTATTTCTTTAAAATTTTGAATTCTTAATTCAAGATAGACCGCTATTTTAGGATTTCCTAAATGAATATGTTTTGTATAAAAAAATAAAATGATTTCCCATAGGTCACTATATTGCCCTGCACAAATCAGTTCTGCACTCCAATAACATGCCGGCTCTATTTTGGAATTGATTAAACTATTTAGCAATTCTTTTTTCACGTCGGTTTTTTTAAATTTTGAAAATGAAACTCCTTTAAATCCTCCAATGGTTCTAATATCATTAATTTCTGTATCTCCCATATAATTAAAATTTATACAAAAAAAATAACAACAATACATATAGATGAAAATATTTAAATCCATTACTACTTTTTATAATAAATTATCGCCTTTTGGTAAAATATTAATTTTTTTAGCTATTATGTTGTCTCTTGTTATCATGTTTAAAAGTAATGTTTTAAGTGAAGGATTTATAGATGATACCAAAATTGTAATAAAAAGCGGTGATGCTATTTATGATGACTTTTATGCAACTCTTTATGATTATTTAGTGTTTAGTAGTGCGAAAAATGAATATGAAGTTGGTACAATCATTAATGCAACTACCCCTACTGAAAGTAGTGTTATTGCTGACATTGGCTGTGGTACAGGTCATCATGTGAAAATGTTATCGGAGAAAAATTTGAAAGTAATTGGCATTGATAAGTCTCCAGCAATGATTGAAGAAGCGAAATCAAAATTTCCAGATAACAATTTTATGGTAGGCGATGCTTTGGACAATGGATTATTTAAATCGGATTCTCTTACTCATATGCTTTGTCTTTACTTTACCATATATTATATAAAAGATAAGCGCCATTTTTTTGATAATGCTATGCATTGGTTGATGCCTGGAGGGTATCTTATTGTTCATTTAGTGGAAAGAGAGACATTTGATCCTATTTTGCCGCCGGGTAATCCGCTATATATAGTGAGTCCACAGAAATATTCTAAAGAGCGAATTACGGATACAAAAGTGACGTTTGAAGATTTTGTGTATACATCCAAATTCGGTTTAGACAAAGAGAAAAGTGTCGCAACATTTGATGAAAAATTCAAATATAATGATGGTAAGGTTCGTAAGCAGCAACAAGTGCTTTACATGGATGACACTTCTACGATTGTGAATATGGCGCAAGATGTCGGATTTATTTTGCAGTCAAAAGTAGATCTAGTAAAATGCGGGTACGAAAGTCAATATTTGTATATTTTTGTAAAACCATCGTAAAGCGTAGCGTAGTGTAGCTTAGCGTAGCGTAGCAACTGATAAAGCTTTGTAAAAATATATACATAAATACATATTTGTATAAGTATTTATGTTATCAAAAATTGTTAAAATAAATGGAATATATGATATTTTATGTGCTGTAAGCATTTTGAAAATGGTAAATATTCCTATTTTACAAACCATTCATTTACAAATGTTTATTTATGATCCTATATTTGAAAGATGTCTTGCCTATTGGATATTTACATATGGAATCATTCGCCTAAAATACAATTTTTTAGTACCTTATTCTTACTATATAGAGGCACTTTTTATCGCAAATGAGTGTCTGGTTCATAAAACCATTGTTTTTGAAAAAGGCATATTTGTTATTATATCCTCTGGGCTTCTAGGATACTTGACAGAATTAGATTTGAAAAACTATATATAAATAAAGAAAAACTGCTAAATTTTTGTTCTAATTATGTATAACTATGTTAGAATACTTATCTTATATATTATTTTTTAGTACTCTCATTATTTTATTAGTATATGGATATATAAGACTCAAATTCGGTTTCTGGGCATTGCAACCCGTTTTCCATATATATGATTTCGGATATCTAATTTGTGCTCCCGGAATCATTGACCATGAGCTACCTCAAAAAAATAAATACACCAATTTCAAAAATATTGAAACAATATTGTTTCTAGACATCACATCGGTACAAACGCAGAGATTTGTCAACTTGATTAAGGCAAATTATTTGCAAGATAAAGACAATGTATTCAATCCTCGTGAAGAAAATATCATACCTTATTTAAAAGGTCATAACGATAAAACGTTTGTCTCTTTTTATAACGAAGATGTGTGCCGTATGGACTTAAAAAAAGGCACTACCATAAGTGATTCACAAGTTATCGGTGTTATGACGACACGTCCAGTCCATATTGCAATTCACAACGGCAACAAAGACGCCAAATTTGACGCCTATTATGTGGATTACTTGTGTGTAGATACTTTGCATCGGAAAAAGGGTATCGCTCCACAACTGATACAGACGCACCATTACAATCAAAGACAATTGAATAAAAACATTGTTGTTTCTCTCTTCAAGAGAGAAGATGAACTGACAGGAATCGTTCCTTTAACAATATATTCCACTTATGGATTTGCAGTAAATACGTGGACAAAACCAGAAGATTTGTCAGCAGAATATACAATATTGGAAGTCAATCCACAGAATTTACATTTCCTGGCAAATTTTATAAGAGAGAAAGAATCCGATTTTGATATATCTATATGTATTGAAATAACAAATATAATAGAGTTAATCAAGACCAAAAATATATTTGTTTATACTATCCTTTGTGAAGAAACAATTATTGCTGCTTATTTTTTCAGGAAAACGTGTATTCAAGTTGAAAAAGGCATAGAAGTTCTTACATGTTTTGCATCTATATGCGATTGTGAGCAAAATATTTTCTCAAAAGGTTACAAAATAAGTTTTTGGAAAATTGCAGCTGAAAATTATTTTGGGTTTGCGGCTATTGAAAACATATCACATAATAACATCATTATTGATAATATTATATTAAAAACGAAACCTTTGATTATCAGTCCTACTGCATATTTTTTCTATAATTTTGCTTACCCTACATTTCCGTCAAATAAAGTACTAGTTATCAATTGAATTTGATTTATTTTTGTTTATCGCCATTGTCTTCATCCTCTGCCTTTTCTGTTTCCTTGGTATTGCAGTCTTCGCAATATTTACCAAGTTCAATATATCTCTTACGTTGTTCTCTACCAAGAGATTTACACTTTCGCATTAAATTATTTGTTAGATTAAAATTTTTGGAATCATTCTTCAACTCTTGTATGGGTTGGAACACTTGCGCGCCTTGTTCCAATAAGAAAATTTGGTTCTTCTTATTATAAAACAATATGGGGTTGTCTTCTTCGTCCATTTCGATAATACCACAAGTGCAATAATCCATATGAACAACATCATTGCCTTTTTTGCAGCGATTATCAATACAATCCACATCATTCATATATTCTTCAAAAAAATCTTGCGCCTCTTCTCTAGTGTTGAATAAGAAAATCTTTGGAGGATTAATTGTAATAGATGTAAGTCTTAGTCTGGTTGCTTCATCTTCGTAATATTGGAAATCGTAACATCCGTTGTGCGTATTGTGAATAATAATGTATTTTACCATCCTATAGTATATTTCTATAGCATTTTTGGTTTAAATCGTTTTATTAATATTTATTTTTGTTTTGTAAATTAAAATACATATATAGAATATATACATATGTATCATTTAGTTGGTTCAATATTATTAAGAACGATTGATCCGTATTTTAGAAGACATCTTACCAGTAAATCATTGAATGCCGCTGATTATATGTATCTAGAAACATTTATTTATACATTCGTTCTTTTTATTTTTATTACTTTCAATTACTTTTACAACAAAAAAGAGACGTTTGAGACATTTAAAAATATACAAAATATTAGAATGAGAGATGTTATTTTTATGGCTATTACTTCTTTCTTTTTCATATATTCTACGCTTATGATTTATGAGAATGAACATAATAATACAGCATTCGCAAATGGTGTATTTCTAAGAGGAGGAACATTAGTGGGGATATTAATAGTAGGAATACTTTTCTATGAAGAAAAATACACATGGAAACAAGTATTCGGTATTATATTGACTTTTACTGGCATTTATTTGTTGATGAATAAATAGTTTTTTACATTTCAGGTAAGTAACTGGTAATTACATACCCTTGTATTCCAGACAATGTATGAAATAACATATGATAATATAACCAAGTTGGGTCGTTGGAATCAAATAAATGATTTGCCTTCAAGTAACAATAAATAATAGCTGCCAAGTTTGGCCAGCATGCTGATCCATATCCTTCTAAATGCATAGCGCCATTATATAAAAAAGTATAAAAGGCTATTTTACTAAAGAATAAATCTAGGTGTCTTCTTGTTCCATAGCTAGCTTTTCGCCAATAATTTATAGAACAAAAGATTGTCCATAATAAACAATAACATTGCAAATAATATTCACGTTGATAACTCAAACATGCACTCGGTAAAATAGCTATACTTGTTCCTACAAGCCACTTGGACTCTTCCCATTTTACAATTGTTTGATTTTCTTTAGATTGCGTATTCATTTATTTATTTATTTTACAAATAAATTATTTTTAAGTTCTTGTAAAATAAAAATTATATATATATCCTATTTGTAAGTCAAATTATCTGACATATTTACCTGCACGAACAAATGTGTCTGCAATAAATATAATAAAAACTCCTAAAAATGAATATAAAATCACCTCTTCCGTTACATTATTGGTTCTCTCATCTTGTTGATCTTCTAACAATGTAATCATGTAATTCATCTTTTGTAAAAGGACAGAATCAGCACTTTCTGGAATCTGGTAATTTACCTGACTATAATAAGGTTTATTTGTCATTGATTGTTTTTGTTGTGGATAGCCAGATAAAACGCGCTTATAGTATTCATCATTTTTTTTTTCGTCACCATAATTGCTATAGTCGTTTAAATGTAAATTGTTTTCACCTTCATAAATTGGTTGAGGTGTTCGCCCTAATGTCCTAAACATTACATCATTATTCATGTTGATCATAGATTCTGATGTTTGCTTCTTTTGTTCTTGTTCTTGTTCTTGATTTTTTGTTCTTTTTTGTTCTTGATCTTTTATTCTTTCTTGGTCTTGGTCTTTTATTCTTTCTTGGTCTTGGTCTTTTGTTCTTTCTTGGTCTTTTGTTCTTTCTACACCAGCGGAATAAGGTTTCGGAGGGAATACACCATCTTCATCATCATTATTATTCATTTGTTCTAAAATGGAAGGATTTAATTTATGTTGATTTAGATTATTGGCAAAACTTTCTCTTCTTTTGCGTGTTGAATTGTGCGCTTGTCTTCTTTGATTTATATATTTTTCTTGATCTTCAGAGTCATCATTGTCAATATTTTCTAATGTTGAATAACCTAAAGTAGAAGACATTCTCTTATTAAAAATTTAGATAATAATTTATGAAACAATACAATAAAAAAGTTTGGAAAATAAAAATATAAATATATTAACATATTTATATGGACAAAACATTTATAAACAAACATAGGTTTGGTATTGTTGCACTATTATTTTTTATTCTTTTAACTAGCCAAGAAAAATCACTTCGTTTCTTAACCCATACCATTTTAGGACGTTTATCGCTCATTTTTCTTCTTTTAGGAATTAGCACTTTTAGTATTGTGTTAGGAGTAATTGCAGTTTTATTTGTTATCATTATGGTAAATAAAGATGATTCTTTTTATTTAGAAGCATTTGACCCTGCTGAAACAAGTACAGATAAAAAAGTTGATTTAACTCCTGAGCAACAAGACAATTTAAAAAAAATGAAGGATAAATTGAAAGCAAAAAAAGAACATCAGGGTGCAATTGCCGATGCATCAGTAGCTGCTGCTGTTACAGGAACAGAAACATTTAGAGGGGGTCGTGAAGGATACAATACAATGGATAGAGAAAGGAATTTACAACTAGGTAAGTGTTCAAACCAAGTTTCGGTAGGAAATATAAATCAAAATACTGAAAATGTTATACCTTTTGAACAAATATCTAGTACACCTTCAAAAGTTGAATAAAATTTTTATATGATAAATATATATGAAATATTTATTATATATTTGTGTTTTTATTTTAATTATTCTTTTTTTTTCGTACATGAATTCTAAACCAAAAGAGCCTTTTACGTCAGGGGTTCGTGGATTTTATAGACCTATTATTAGAAGAACTCGTTTAGCTGCAGAAGGGTTTTATAATAATACGAAAGATCGTATTAGTACAAATATGGATTCCTTATTTACAACATTTGGTCTGAAAAGATGAAAAAGATGAAAATATAATAATATGTTATTTTAGTAAATGAATTCTCCACCAAATTCTCAACCAAATTCTCAACCAAATTCTCAACCAAATATTACAGGAGGAGGAAAAGAAAAAACAACCATATTTACACCTTTATTTAACGCAACATATTTCTTTAATCATCATATCATGTACATGAATAACAGCAAATTTTTTGCTGGTGTTATTATGATTTTACTGAATGTTGGTTCTAAATTTATACAAATACAATTTAGCAAATCAACTGAAGAATACATGAAATGGTCTGTTAGTAAACAACTTTTAGTTTTTGCAATGGCGTGGATGGGTACTCGTGATATATATACTGCACTCGGATTAACTGCGGTGTTTACTATTTTGTCTGATTATTTATTCAATGAAGAGAGTCGTTTATGTATTGTCCCTTATAAATATCGTGTTCTTCACAAATTGATTGACACAAATGAAGATGGAGTTGTTTCTGATACAGAAATGGCGGCTGCTGTTGCTATTTTAGAAAAAGCTAAACGAGAGAAGCAAAGAAAACAGCAAAAAGATGCTATGAAAAAATTTGAGTTTGAAAAATATGCGCCTGCTCCTATTTCATAAATAAATCTGTAATTTATTCTTTTACTGATTTATTTACAACGAATTATTTCTTATTGTTCTTCCTCCTCCTCTTCTTTGATAACGCTGTCTTTGAGTTTGATTTTGATAAGGATTACTTTGATAACGATTACTTTGATAACGTTGAGTTTGATTTTGACTAGATTTTGGATTATAACGTTGCGTTTGATTATTATAACTATTTGAATATTTTGGTATAATAACATAAGGTTTACCAATAAATTCTGACCATGCTTTGCGAACATCTTCCCATCTACTATCACATTTTAAAGTTGCTAATTTTTCTTTCGGAACATTTGCACCTGGATATAATTCCAATGCAATCGTGATATCAAATGCCAATTTGGAGGGATCGTATTCAGATTCATTTTTAATCATATTGCTTGCCAAATATGGTCTAGAAGAATTATATGGATTTGAAGGATAATATGAAGATCTATTATAATAAGGTTGTTGATAAGAATAAGGTTGTTGATAAGAATAAGGTTGTTGATAAGAATAAGGTTGTTGATAAGAATAAGGGTAATAGGAAGGATTAGCACCTCCTACCTTTGAAGATCCTACCTTTAAAGATCCTGGTTTGGGTCTGGTTTCTCGTCCCAAACTACTTACTCTTGAACCAATATTAAAACTCGGTTCTTCATTAGCTCTTTGTCTTTTACCTCTTTGAGTACTATCTGAAGAAGGAGGAGGAGGAAGAGGAGGTTGAAAATTAAATTTTATAGGATTATTTTGACATTCTCGAGAAAGACAAATAGTAGCTAAATTTGTAAAAAAATTAGAGAATTTTTTATCTACAATGCCATTATTTGTTAGCTGTGTTTGCGCTGCATCATATATTGTATCATAACTATTTTTAAAAGCAAGCATTTCATCTGTAAATATAGGAAAATTGCCTTGTAAATCAACACTAGTTAAGTATAATGAAAAAAATATTAAAAATAATATATAAACAGGTGGCATTATTTCACTTCCTTTTTCAAAAATAGTGATTTTATGATCCATTTTTTTCATAGTATTCTCTCTCTTACCTTCTGATTTGAATTTCATTGTAAAGGATAATAATTCAAAATGACCCCCGTTATTATATAAAAATAAATATTTATCCCATTCATCGCCATTTTCTGACATTTTTGCCGGGTATACAACTTCTAAATTGGCATTGTTTCCTGATTTTATAACAATTATATTTATTTTTAAAAAATCTAAAATTCCATCATATGCCAGTTGGTCTCCCCAATAATAAGAATTTAAAAAATAATTATCATAATTTTCGTATATCTTGAAAGGTTTTGTTGGATCCGTTGGTTTTTTATTTGGTTTTTCAATTAAAAATGTGAATTCATTAGAACCATTCCCATAAGTATCATTTGCGACCTCTACATATTTTGTTTCATCTATTGTTGTTGGGTTTAAATTCATTAATTGTAAAGTATCTAAAAATTGTGTATTCAATTCATTTCTATTAAAATTTAATCGATTGACATCTAGATCATCTTTATATGTTGTGCCGTTTTCACCCTTTCTATTTTCATCCAACTTTTTTTTAAAAAACATTAAAACTACGCGTCTTATATCTTCTTGAGTAAATATTTGATCTCCTGATCCATCACCTTTTTTTACAGGACTAAGAGGATTGGTACAATTATGATAATTTATGGCATCTGCTATTGCTATAAAAAAACAATCGCCACCGCCTTTATTCCAGTTTACTTGTAAACCATTTACCAATGGATTGTAAGCATTTCTACTTATTTGTGAGCCACCTTGTATAGCTACATCTGTTGAATTTTGTAATAATTTGTTAATCAGTGCTTTGACTTCTGTATTACCATATATTTCATCTAATAAAGATAACCATGATGGTTTCGTAAAAAATTTCCTTACCTGACTACTTGTTCTTTGTGCACTTGTTGGATCTAATTTTGTTGTAGGATCTTGATCACAATCTTTTTTTAAAGTAGCTTGTTGTATTTTAGCTGTTTCAGTGGCTGTTCCTGGTGCTGTTCCTGGTGCTGTTCCAGTTGCTGGTCCAGTTGTAGGACCTGGTCCAGTTGTTTTAGCTGTTCCAGTTGTTTTAGCTGTTCCAGGTCCTACAACTGGTGCTGTTCCAGGTCCTACAACTGGTGCTGTTCCAGGTCCTCGCGCAGTAGCATTTTTTGGTCCAGCATAACTTGATCCATATACTATATCTGGTGACTCCTGTTCTAATTTTTGCAATTGTGATTCAGCAGTCACTAAATTATCTTTTACTAGTTGCGAATATAAAAACGGATCTGTTATTCTATTCGGATCTAATTCTTGTTTTCTTTGTTTGGTATCTACTTTCCAATCACCGGTTGTCCAACGAAAATCCGCAATGGTATAAGGTTTACCATTTATAGTAATCACTGAACCATTCGCAAATATATTTTGCAAAGTCATACGAATATTTTGATCTATATAACCATAACGTTTTGCTAAAGTAAGCGTTTCTACTGGTTTTGCATTTGTGAAATTAATGAGTGATCGAAATAAACCTTTATTGAAAAATTGTTTTGTTCTATAATTTGGCGGAACTTGATCAATTTTTGCTTTCTCCAATTTGACAAGTGGATTAAATTGAACATTTGTATCATCTTTGCCTGCTTCTTTCATGACCATGGATGGTTTGAAAATTATTTTTTGATAACCGGGAATATTTGTTTGTATGGTAATATTTAACTGATTTGGTACAAGAGCTAAAGATTTTTTAGTGGAACTATTCGGAAGAGTATTTGATGACATGTTTGTTTAGTTATATTATATCTATATTTTTATAATGATATAATACAAATTGATTACATTTTTAAATTTATTTCTTAATTGTTGCATAAAATTCTGATTGTAAATAGTCTGGTATGTTATTGAAGTCTACAAGTAACTGATTTAGTTCATATTGTTTCTGATATATTTCAGGATTTTCTGACATTTTTTTTAGAAAGAATGCTGGATCGTCTATACATTTTTGTGCGGTTTTTGGTCCACATTTGGGAAATACGGACGGAATATTATCGCTGCTATCTCCCATAATAATTTTGATTTCTAAATCTGTTTCTGGATCCCCTCTAGAACTTTTACTGGAAGCAATATTTTTATAAGACAAGTTATACAAATGCACATTTGGACCACTTAATTGTAAATAATCTTTGTCGCTAGTAATAATATAAATTTCGCAAGATGTGCCATATTTTTGAAGTAAATACTTAACAGATAATGCGATGCAATCGTCGGCTTCTAAATGCGGATGTTTCAATATAGCCTTTGTACCTCCTTCTAAAAATAAATTTTCTTCATAAACCATTTTAAAGAAAGGGCCGCCCTTGAAGTCACCTTTTCCTACATCTCGCGTTCCTTTATAACCAGCAAAATGTTTCATTCGCCATATTTCTTCTCTCTTGCAGTCTTTTCCGACAATAAGAATAGGATTACACGTTTTATCAAGTTTTAATTTCTTTGGTATTTGTTTTAAATTCTCTACATGAGTCTTTTTGAATTTTTCAAGAAATTCTACATTCTGATAAGGGTCATCTAATACCTCATCTGGTTTAGTATGTTTCCACCATTGTAGTAAAGCATAATACCTATAGAAATTATAATAGCTTCCATCTACGAATATAAAAGTAGGATTCATATTTGTATCAAATATATCAGTCATGTAATAGTATAAAGTATTCGTATTTAATTCATTTCAATTTTAAAATATATCTTTTCTTTATTATATCTTTTCTTTTTTATATCTTTTCTT